GACCCCAATTATATTCAGAATATGATGTAATGGATCAAGATGCAATTATTGCCTCTGCTTTAGATATTATAGCTGATGAATCAACATTAAAGAATGATATGGGTGAAATATTATCTATTCGTTCTAATAATGAAGCAATTCAAAAAATACTTTATAATTTATTTTATGATGTATTAAATATTGAATTTAATTTATGGGCATGGGTTAGACAAATGTCTAAATTTGGAGATTTTTTCTTAAAACTAGAAGTAGCAGAAAAATTTGGTGTTTATAATGTAATACCTTATACTGCTTACCATATTAGTAGAGAAGAAGGATTTAATTCTGAAAACCCATCAGATGTAAGATTTAGATATGACCCTAATGGTTTAGTAAATCCAAGTTCAGGAATGTATTCTACTAATAATAGATCACAAACTGAAAATGGTATTTTCTTTGACAATTATGAAATGGCTCACTTTAGATTAATTGGGGATACTAATTATCTTCCTTATGGTCGTTCATATATTGAACCAGCTAGAAAATTATTTAAACAATATACGTTGATGGAAGATGCAATGTTAATTCATAGAATTGCTCGTGCTCCTGAAAAACGTATTTTCTATATGAATGTTGGATCAATTCCTCCAAATGAAATAGATGCATTTATGCAAAAAACTATTTCAAACATGAAACGTACTCCTTATTTAGACCAAAAAACAGGTGAGTATAACATGAAATATAACATGCAAAACATGATGGAGGATTTCTACATCCCAGTTCGTGGAAATGATACTACAACAAAAATCGAAACTACTAAAGGATTAGATTATGATGGTATTCAAGATGTTGAATATCTAAGAGATAAATTATTTGCAGCACTTAAAATTCCTAAAGCATTTTTAGGATATGATGAAACTACAGAAGGTAAAGCCACATTAGCTGCTGAAGATATTAGATTTGCTCGTACTATTGAACGTTTACAACGTATTATGGTTTCCGAGCTTAATAAAATTGCATTAGTTCACTTATATGCTCAAGGGTATAGAGATGAAGCATTGACTAATTTTGAAATTTCAATGCAAACACCATCAATTATATTTGAACAAGAAAAAATTGAATTATTAAAATCTAAAACAGAATTAGCTCAAACATTAAAAGAACAAAAAATCATGCCTACTGATTGGATTTATGATAATATCTATCATCTATCAGAAGATCAGTATGATGAAATGAGAGATTTAATGAGAGAGGATGCTAAACGAACATTTAGATTAACACAAATTGAAGCAGAAGGAAATGATCCTGTTGCAACAGGTAAATCATATGGTACTCCTCATGATTTAGCTTCATTATATGGTAAGGGTAGAATGTATTCAGACCCAGGTAATGTACCCCCAGGATATAATGAAGACGCTGATTTAGGAAGACCTAAAGATTCTATTTCAAATATTAATAAACAAGATAGTAACTTTGGAAAAGATCGTTTAGGTGTTAAACGTATGAAAGATACTGATAAAAATGATTCAAGAGATAGTAGAACAGATACAAATAAAAGCGGATTAGCATTGGAAACTGCTCAAACTACATTTTTAAAGAACAAAGATATGTTTAAGAAAATGAATAAAAAACAGTTAGTTTTTGAGCAAAATGAAGATGATACATCACTCCTTGATGAAAAACAATTAAAGGAATAAATCTTTTCTAATATTTATAAATAAATATATTTTTTAATGAAAATAAAACACTCCAAGTACAAGAATACAGGTATCCTTTTTGAGCTTTTAGTGCGTCAGATTACTGCTGATACATTAAAAGGAGGGGACTCTCCAGCAATAAGTATATTAAAAGAATACTTTGTAAAAACTTCCTTAGGTCGTGAATATAAGTTATACGAATCAATTTTAAAATCAAAGGTTTTAAATGAAGGAAGAGCTAATATTGTAATTTCTACTATATTAGAATCGTCTCAAAAATTTAATAGAGCTTCTTTAAGAAAACAAAAGTATAATTTAATTAATGAAATTAAAAAACATTATAACCTAGATGTTTTCTTTGGTTCTAAAATTAAAAATTATAAAGAATTAGCTGCTTTGTATACATTAATTGAAGGATATAATGCTGATGAAGCTAGTGATTCAAGCCAATTAATTGAAAATAAAATTACTTTATTAGAGCACTTAACTAAACAAGAAGTTAAAGAAGAAGAAGTTAAAGAAGATGTTCTTAAAGAATTCCAAACATATGATAAAGATTTAAGAATACTTACTTATAAAGTTCTTTTAGAAAAATTTAATTCTAAATATGAAAATTTATCTAAAGAACAAAAACAAGTACTTAAAGAGTTTATCAATTCAGTAGACTCAACTCCAGGATTAAGAGATTTTTATAATTCTAAAATAGTAGAATTAAAATCAACATTAGCTGAAGTAAATAAAAATGTTAAGGATAAAGCTATCCAAATTAAAATCCAGGAAGTAGCTAAATATTTAGTTGAATTAAATAAAACAGCTAAAGTTTCTAACGATAATTTAGTTGATTTGTTACAATATTTTGAATTAGTAAAAGAAATTAAAGTAGCAAATGCAGTACAAGTATAAACTTAAAGAAATGTCTAAAACTGCTTCTCCTGAAGCAGCGGCAAAGGAACTTGAACGTAAAGAAGGGGAACCTTTTAAAATCGGTCAAGTATCTTATAGCCCCGATGGGACATCTAAATCTACTATTTATAAAATTGATGATACTACAGGTGCAGTTAGTTGGAGAATAGAACAATTACCTGGGTATGATAAAATGTTTGAAGAATTAGATGATCTAGTAGACATAGCTAAAAGAACTGCTTCAAAATCTAAGGATGATCCTAAATTTAGAGATTTTTATGATCAAATCCGTCAAATAAGAAACCAAGTTAGAACCCATATTAGAAAAGAACATCCAGAAATTTACGATAGAATACAAATGAGGATGGCCGAAGGAATTAATGACCATCTTGATTTAGTCCATGTTTATGATAAAGATGGAAAAATGTATGGTACAGGTTCAGTTGAAAAAGTAGAAGGAGATAAAACATTTGTTAGGTTTGATGGTAGTACTGTTAAAAGATTTCCTAGTGATAGAGTAAAACCAGTAAAAGAAGCTTATAGTGGTTTTCTAAGGAACCCAGAGGATCCAGATTCAATACCATTTAATCCAACAGGAGCAGTAGCTGAATTTAGAGAAGATTTAAGAGCATTATTTGGTAAATTTAAAGGTGAATTAAATAATCGTGAATTTATAGGAGGAGTAGCTGAAGTAATGGTTAACTGGAAATCACTTTTAAGAAGCCAACTAAAAGAGGCATTAAATGTATCTAGAGATAAATTAAATCAACTCGCTATGAATATAGGGTTTGAGGAATTTGCTAAAACAATTTTAATGTTAAGAGATGAAAATCTTTTAGATGATATAGTTGATGCTATGAAAATGTATCAAGATGGTAATACTAGTTACTATAATCCAGATGTTTTAAAAGAAAAAGAAGTAGAAGAAATGTCTACATCAGCTGGAGCAGGTTCTTATTTAACTAAATATGCTTTTAAATTACCTAAAAAGCAAAAAAAATTACCTGAAGGTACTTGTGGGTATGATACAGATGCTAAATCAGGAAAAAAATTAAAAACCCCAGGAGGATTAAAAGAAAATGTTGGGGCAACATTAGGACCAGGTCCTAAAGCAGGCCCAGATGGAGTAAAAGATAATTATTATGTTACAAAATTCAAATACAAACTAGTGCCTAAAGACAAAAATGGTAATTACGTTCAAAAAGGTAGTGGTTTAGAAGTAAAGAATTTTTAATATGTATAAGTATAGATTGATTGAACAAGAAGAGGACCAAGTAAAAAAGTTCCATGAAGAAAGAATCATGGCATTTGATACTATAGAGTCTCGTTTAGAAAATATTAAAAAAGAAATACGTCAAGCTAAAATTGAAACAATAAAATACTATAGAGAAAATCCAAAAAGTTTTGCTGTAGTCAAAGGAACAGATCTAATTAACGCTTATATAGACGATATTGAAACATTATTAAAACCAGGAGAATGAAAAACTCAGAACAATTATTTGAATCAGTAAAAAAAGGATTAATCAATGAAAATTACATTGATTTAAAACCTATTAATAACCTTGAACCTACAGCAAAGGCAGAATTTGAAAATAAATTTGCTGAGTATTTAGCTGAAGAAGCTAAAGCTGTAGAGAAAAAACCTTCTAAAGAAGTAGAAGAAGTAGCAGAAAGCAACTTTGATTATTCAGATGTTAAAAATTTAGATAACCAAATTGGTCAAGAAGTATTAAATGGTATTTATTTTGAAGCAAAACAAAACCCGGATAAAACTTTAGATGAAATTAGAGAAATGGTATCTAAAAATTTAGCTAAAGATGGTCAATACTATATGAACAATGCTATGTTCGGTGTTGAAGGTTTAGGAGCTAAAACTATGAAATCTGAAGAAGTTTCTGGTAAGCATAAAGAAAGTGGTTACTCAGATAAATTAAAAGAAGTAGTTAAAGAATCTTTAATGGGTGGTACAACAGAAGTTGTAAAAGAAGAAGAAGAAGAAAAGAAAGAAGATAAACCTAAAAAAGCTAAAAAAGCTAAAAAAGAATCTTTAGATAATGATTTAGCTGAAATTGATAAACAAGCTCAAATTGTAGCTTTAGAAGCTAAATTAAATAAATTAGACGAAGTTATTGAAACTAAAATGCAACGCATTAATATGATTTCTGAAGATGATAACTTATCTGAATTAATAGATAAGAAAAAAATGAAAGCCATGCAAAAGGAAATTAAGCTTTTAGAAAAGAAAAAAGGCAAGATGGAGAAAATGTATGAAAAAATGTGTGGTAAAAAATACCAAAGAGAAGAAATCGTAGACGAAATCGTTGATTCAGTAGAAACTGAAGAAGTACAGCTAGAAAATGAGTAAGAAATTACTAATAGAAACGCATACCTTTAAGGCAAATCCTATTCAATTAACTGAAAATGTTAATAAAGAGAATGGGAATTTGCTTGTTGAGGGTATTTTAGCAACTGCTGAAGTAAAAAATGGCAACGGTAGGTATTATGCTAGAGATTTATGGGAACGTGAAATGGATAAGTATTCTCAACTTATTGAAGAAAGACGTGCTATTGGAGAATTAGACCACCCAGAATCATCAGTTATAAATTTACAAAACGTATCACACATTATTTCAGAATATTGGTGGGATGGAGATAACGTAATGGGTAAAATAGAAATTTTACCTACTCCATCAGGTAATATTTTAAAAGAAATAATTAAAGCAGGTGTAACTGTAGGTGTTTCATCTCGTGGTATGGGTTCATTAGAACAAAATGGTAATGTAATGGAAGTACAAGATGACTTCGAATTATTATGTTGGGATTTTGTTTCTACACCTTCTAATCCAGGCTCATTTATGAAAACATTAAATGAAGGAAAAGAAACTATTACCTACGATTATACTAATGTTAACAACATTGTAAGAGAAATTCTTTGTTCTAAAGGATTTTGTCCTGTTTGTTAATTTTATAGAATCCCCATATACGTATAACCGTAATACACCATCTCTTATATGGTGTCAACAAATGTAAAACTTTCCTATTACGGTTCCTAATAACCGTATTTCACAAATTTAAATTTTGCGATTATGTCTAACAACAGAGATTTGCTTAAAGAAGCAATTGCTGATGCTAAAGCGGTTAAAGAAACTGCCATAGCAAACGCTAAAGCTGCTTTAGAAGAAGCATTTACTCCTCATTTAAAAGATATGTTAGCTGCTAAACTAGAAGAAATGGACAAAGAAGATGACAAAGTTGAAGAGTACGGTAAAAAGTACGAAGAAGACGATGTCAAAAAAGAAGAAGTTTCTGAAGAAGTAGAAAACGTAGATGAAAATGAAGAAGTAAATGAATCTGAAGAAGTTGATGAAGAAATCAACTTAGATGAATTACTTGCAGAACTTAATGAAGACGAAGAAATCAACGAAGATAAAATCGAAGAAACTGAAGAAGTAACGGAAAATGAAGAAGTAACTGAATCTGAAGAAATCGAAGAAGCTAAGGAAGAAGTTTCCGAAGTAGAAGAGGTTAAAGAAGAAGAAGTTAAAGAATCAGAAGAAGTAACTGAATCAGAAGAAATCGAAGAATCTGAAGAAATTGAGGAATCGGAAGAAGTAACTGAAGCTGAAGACGACGACGCCAACGAAGAAGAAGGCGAAGACGAAGAAGGTGAAGGTGAAATGGAAGATGAAGAAATTGATTTAGAAGATATGTCTGAAGATGATTTAAAAGGCTTTATTGAGGATGTAATTAAGGACATGGTAGAAGCTGGTGAATTAGAAGCGGGAGAAGAAATGGAAATGGATGGCGAAGAGTCAGAAATGGAAATGGATATCGACCTTGAAGATGATGCAGCTCCTATGATGGAGAAAAAAGACGAAGACAAAAAGAAAGAGGAAGTAAAGGAAGAAGAAATTAACGAAGAAGAAGTTAATGAAGAAAAAGTAGAAGAAAGCAATGAGCTTGAAACTGCTTTAGCTGAAGTTGAGGAACTTAGAAAGGAACTTAACGAAGTTAACTTACTAAACGCTAAACTACTTTATACTAACAAAATCTTTAAGTCTAAGAATTTAACTGAAGACAAAAAAGTTAAAGTGCTTAAAGCATTTGACAAAGCGTCTACAGTAAAAGAAGCTAAAGTTATTTTTGAAACATTAAATGAAGGAATTACAGCTAAAAAAGCTAAGCCATCAATTAATGAAGTAAAAGGTAGCGCTTCAAAAGCAACAGGAGTTGCTCCAGTTGCTAAACAGCCGATTGTTGAAAATGATGCATTTAGAAGAATGCAACAATTAGCTGGTATAATTAAAAATAATTAATTTTAACCCTATTTAAAACTTTTAAATCATGAGTTTACAAACTTTATTAGAAAGTGCAAACCCATATCACTCAGTACAAAGCGACGCTGCTAGATTGGCTGAAAAGTGGGAAAAAACAGGTTTATTAGAAGGTTTAGGTGGTGCTTCCAAAAATAACATGGGAATCATCCTTGAAAACCAAGCTAAACAACTTGTAGTAGAGTCTTCACAAACAGGTGGAGGTAGCTCTATTGGTGGGTCAGTATTTGGATCAGGTAACGCTGGTGAGCAATGGGCTGGAGTAGCTCTTCCACTAGTAAGAAAAGTATTTGGTCAAATTGCTGCTCAAGAATTCGTTTCAGTACAACCTATGAACTTACCTTCAGGTCTTGTATTCTATCTAGATTTCCAATACGGAACAGATAAGGATCCATTCTCTAACGGTTCGTCAATGTACGGTGGTGTTGAAGGATTCGCTTCAAATGACACTTCAGGTGGTCTTTACGGAGCGGGAAGATTCGGTTACTCAATCAATAACACTGGTTCAGTAGCTGTAACACACACTTCAGAATCAGCTTTATGGTCAGATATGAACTATGAAGAAGGATTTGGTGGTGCAGATTCATACTTAAAATTCTCAGTAGAAACTGCTTCATTACCAAACGCTGATTTAGATGGTGTAAGAGGATTCTCATTAGTATCAGGTTCAGCTGTTTCACTTCCTGCTTTCACTAAGCATGTAGGTGGAGACGTTGTATTCATCGTACCAACTGGTAGTATTACTGACGGTGGTGATGTAGACGTAACTTACCAGTTACAACCAGTTGATAACTTAAGAGGTGATTTCGAAGACGGAAATGCAGCATTAAATGCTTCTAACTCTGCTTCAATTTCAATCCCTGAAATCAACGTACAGATGAAATCATCTGCTATCGTAGCTAAAACAAGAAAGCTAAAAGCTGTTTGGACTCCTGAGTTCGCTCAAGATCTTAACGCTTACCACGCTTTAGACGCTGAAGCTGAATTAACTTCAATCTTAAGTGAGTACATTTCATTAGAAATTGACTTAGAAATCTTAGATATGTTAATTGAAAACGCTTCTGGTGGTACTGAAGTATGGTCTGCTGTTAACAACAGAAGATTATCTTCTGCAAATACTTTTGCTACTGATTTAGGATTCTTTAATACTCAAGGACAGTGGTTCCAAACTTTAGGAACTAAAGTTCAAAAGTTAAGCAACAAAATTCACCAGAAAACTTTAAGAGGTGGAGCTAACTTTATGGTATTATCTCCAAAAGTATCTACAATTATCGAATCTATTCCAGGATTTGGTGCTGATGTAGATGGCGATGTAGAAAAATCATCTTATGCATTCGGTGTACAAAAGATCGGAGCAATGGGTGGTGGAAAAATTAAGGTATACAAAAACCCTTATATGACTGAAAACCAAATCTTATTAGGATTTAGAGGATCTCAGTTCTTAGAAAGTGGTGC